CACGGGATGATATCGCGGCAACTATTCGCGGTATGGGTGGATATGATTCAGGGTCCTGTAGTGAATCCTGTGAGGCGTTTTCTGATGAAGAAGATTGTTCCATCGAGGCTGATGAAGTAATTCCGGAACCAGTCCATCAATACGCTGACTCACTTTCTACGCTGAGTAACAAACCTGCACACAAGCTGAAGGAAGTCGGAGATCAGTGGTGCACACCTGACGCGCTTTTCTGGGGCATCAATGCGATGTTTGGCCCCTTAGTCCTCGACCTTTTCACAGACGGTCAAAATAGCAAATGCCCGGCGTTCTACACCGTCGAAGATAACGCGTTAGCTCAGGATTGGTCAGCCCGCTTGAGCAATTTAAATGGTGCAGCGTTTGGTAATCCGCCGTATTCCCGCGCCAGCAAACACAATGGTCAATACATTACCGGCATGAGCCATATCATAAATCATGCATTCCAGATGCGTGAGCTGGGTGGTCGCTATGTATTCCTGATTAAAGCTGCCACGTCAGAAACTTGGTGGCCGGAAGGCGCGGATCACGTCTCGTTTATTCGCGGGCGTATTGGTTTTGATGCTCCTTCTTGGTTTGTTCCGGCTGCTAAAGACCAGGTTCCGACTGGCGCTTTCTTTGCTGGCGCGATAGTCGTGTTTGATAAGACATGGCGTGGCCCGGCAATCAGTTATGTCAGCAGAGAACAGTTGCTGGCGCAGGGGGAGGCATTCCTTGAGCAAATCCGCTGGCAGGCGGCGCGCCTTAACAATTCAACGTCGGAGGTGGCAGCGTGAACGAACTCCAGAAAATCTGGCTTGATGCCTATCGCAGCTATCTCAAGGCTGCATCACCTACTGGCGAGCTTTGCCCGTCGGATCACGATAGTGCGCTTGATCATGCCGATGCTGTGCTGAATAGCCTGCTCAAAGCAGGGGAGGTGAAATAGTGAAAACGGCAACGGTAAATATAAATAACTGCGTCAAAGTAAAACTGAACGAGTTTGGCCTGACCGTGATGAAGTCAAACCGGGAAGAACTACAAAGAAGAGCACCCTGCCTGCCGGACTTCACGCCTCCCGCGACTGATTCTGAAGGTTATTCAAAATTTCAGCTTTGGTCGTTAATGCAGACCTTTGGTCCGGTTATACACCTGGGTGGTGAACTTCCGTTTGATAGCGAAATCCTGTTTACCTTCGATGAAATTACAGAGGTGGGCGAATGATCCTTACGCTGCCATTCCCGCCAAGCGTCAACGGTTACTGGCGTGCCACCAACAAAGGCATGCTGATCAGCGCCCGCGGGCGGGTATACCGGTCAAGCGCGATTGCCGCCGTTTATGAGCAGTTGAAGCGCAAGCCACAGCCGCTGACTGCTGAACTCGACGTGCACGTCGTCTTGTTTCCGCCGACTCGAGCGCGTCGGGATCTGGATAACTTCCAGAAGGCGCTTTTTGACAGCCTGACGCATGCCGGAGTGTGGGCCGACGACAGCCAGGTTAAGAGAATGACCGTTGAATGGGGAGACTTAACGAAAGATGGGAAAGCAGAAGTAAAGATCATCGATTTCAAACCCGCCGGTGTGCGGAAACAGGAGAGCGCTGCGTGAGAGCATTATTGAAGCCATACCCACAGAGGGATTTGGGGATCGTGCTGTTGCGGCCGCCGGTCGACATGCTGCAGCACTTCAGCGGTAAACGTCTGCTGATCACCGACGAGCCAGCAGACCTACGCGGCGCGCCGGACGGTCTGGTACCGGTAGAGGCTCAGCCGTTATCGCGTGATCCGCGTCTCGCGGCCTTTCTTTCGTCAGAGCGCGTGATTGGCCTGGCTGGTGGCTGGGATGCGCTGGCGCAATGGGTTAAGCGTAACCGCGGCTGCCAGTGCACCGACTTCGGCGGCCAATATCATCATCATGAGCTGGTGCAGGTGCGCCGGGCGCGCGGCACCGTTTCCCTGTGCTGGTCTCACGACAATGAATACCGCGACAAAGAATCAGCCAAACTGGACGCTGCTTCGCTGGCGAACGTCACTGAATTCGTGACAGAAGCAATCCGCGCGCGGTCTCGGCTACCAGACGGCCACCGCCTGACTTTACCGGAATTGTGCTGGTGGGCAACGAGTAAGGGGCTGACGGCACAGTTGCCGGAGGAAATAATTTGCGAGGCTCTGGGCGTGAAATACCGTGCGCCTGGCACCCAGATGAAAGAATCCGACACCAACCCGTATGAGAAAGAACCGCGTGAGGCGCTGGTGAGCAACATCAAACCTGTGCTGGCGCTGGCAATCGATCCGGAGACGCCCGAGTCCTTTTTGCTGCGCCCGAAGCGCCGCCGGTACGAGAACACGAAATACACACAGTGGGTAAAGCGCCAGCCATGTTGTGCCTGTGGTAACGGGTCTGATGATCCGCACCACATCACCGGCAACGGATTTGGTGGAATGGCGACAAAAGCGCATGATCTGTTCGTGATCCCGCTGTGCAGACGGTGTCATGACTCCCTTCATGCGAATACCCAGGATTGGGAAGCAGAACACAGTACACAGGAACATCTGTTACTGACGACATTAGACCGCGCGCTGGCGATGGGTGTTATCGCTACCGGCAAAGCAAAATAAGTGTGGAGAGAATAATGCGTGATATTCAACTGGTACTGGCTCGTTACGGCGTTTGGGCGAAAGATAATTCAGGCGTGGACTGGTCACCGATTGCCGCAGGATTTAAAGGCCTTCTTCCTGCTGAATCCAGCAAGGTCGAATCCTGCTGTGATAATGATGGCCTGATTGTGGATGCAGCAGTGGGCCGCCTGGCCGCCGTCCGGAAACCTGAAGAGGTAACGCTCATTATGCTCCATTACCGCATAGGCCTATCCAAACGGAAAATAGCGAAGATGTATAAGGTAAGTGAAGGCCTGATCCGCCAGCAGTTACAGGTCGCCGAAGGCTTCGTTGATGGCTGCCTGGCGATGACCGGTGCGGTGCTGGAGATGGACGTTTACACCCAGAAAATCAGGGTGGCGAAAGTCGCTTAAAATAGTTCTAGTGCGCTACGCAAAAACTCTTGTAACCTGTTAAGAGTGGTCACGTAGTCACAAAGCTTAGACAATATCAAAACCCCGCCTCGGTGGGGTTTTGTCTTTAATAGGTATGTGATACGTTTATGTCGTTGCAGTGAATCCTGCCTATGCGGTAGGGAAAATAAGCATAATCCTCATTTAAGAAGACATGCGGACCACGGTTAGCTTACCAAAGGTTCACCGGGAGGCACCCGGCACCGCAACAACAAAATATGCTCTCAGGCTTTGTAATAGGATTGGTAACTACTAAAGCATAGACGTGTCGAGTTTCCTCGGCCGTTTGGAATCACCAGTTTGAGTTAGTTTAAGAAGGTCGCTTTTGGTAGCTTTAAGACCACAACCTGCGCAACAGACGTCAACGAAGTTAGTTTCAGGGTGAAAATTTTCCGGGAATATGAGAAATTCGCATCGGCAAATAGGACAGCTAAATTTCTCAAGCACCATCTCGATATGCACTCCATGATCCTGTCAAAATTAATTTGAATACAATTATTAAAGGCATAACTCTCGTTAAGAGTAACCTTGGCGTGCTTTCCTAGGAAAATAATTATAAACGAACCTAAAGTTAAATTTATTAGATAAAAGTGCTTTTACAGCACTCGCAATTCATTCGTCTATCTCAGGTAGAAGGATGGGCAACGCTGTTATTTATTGTTAGATACACACAATCACTATTTCAATGGGCTGCCAACGGGCGGCTTTTTTTATGCCCTCAATTCGGTTGTGAGGACACCAACAGCGATAAGGGGTTTATCAATGTTCGTTACTCAATCAAATACCGCGAGAGTACGGATCTAAGTCATCGTTCAGTAGCCTGATGCCTGCTATCCTGTTCATAGACATTAGCGTGGGGTGATTTGCATGAAGCTACTAAATACTGAGTTTGAATATAGACAATGGATGGAGAAAGATTACTTTCATCTTGATGAGAAATACCCATCCGTTTTCGAGCCCGATGAGTTAGAAAGAGAACTTTTGCATCAGATGCCCGATCAATTTCCATGCATTGTTTTCGTAGTAAAAGGTCCAAGCCCTTTAGAGCCTGAAGCTTTGCAATTTGTCTACCGTTCTCAGGTTGTAGAGTGGGCCAGACTATTCGGTATCTTGGACTAGAAAAGTCAAGGCTCAACGGCTGGCGCAGGTTACCTGTCAAAAATGTGTCAATTCATTACCGTTTGGCAGAATCATTGCTATCCTTTTTAGATAAAAAAGGAGGGGCTATGAAACTGTTGAAAAACGAATTTGAATACAAATTGTGGATGACTCATGACTTTTTGCGTTTAGATGAAGGCCTGAGCACATTATTTGATCCTGACTTACTTGAGCAGGAGATATTAGCTCAGATGCCTGAGCAGTTTCCCTGTATTGCATGCATCGTAAAAGGTCTCAGTCTTTTCGAACCTGATGAGGCTAAATTCATTTACCGACCCCAGATAGAAGAGTGGTCGCGGCTAATGAGCTCGGTAACGACATAGTGTAAGAAAACTTTAGTAAGGCTGCCTGCGGGCGGCCTTTTTTATTTCATTGATTCGGCATTGAAGATAGCAATGTGCATTTAGCACTCTCTCACTTAGTTGGCCTTATATCTCGGAAGTTATCCAAAAAAAACCTCACCTCTGCACTAAGCAGAAAGTGAGGTTGCCAATCAGTGGCCAACACCAGGGAAGAAAAAAACATACATCTTTAATGGTCAATAGTTAAATAATTTTTAAGTAAAATTAAGGGCTGCATGTAGGTGGCCTTTTCCGCTTTTAGCGGCCAGTCAATCAGCTAACCATTCAATTTTCGCAAAGTGACTGAGCCGCTAATTTCTTCCTATATCTCGACTGCGCACCCAACCGGCAAACCGGAGGGGGAGACTATGAAAATGGACGAAAAATACAGTAACGCTACATACGGTGGTGCTGGAATTACGGCCTTCTTTGCAAGCTTATCCCTTCAGGATTGGGGCTTTATCGCTGGCGTGCTGATCGGGGCACTCTTTACAGCTTTGACGTATTTCCTGAATCGTCGCGAACAGATGAAGCGCACCCGGATACTCCAAGAAATCGCCGATAAGGTTGATGCCAAAAACCCATCAGCAACCGTTCAGCTGGTGAATGACCTCGCACAGAAAACTAACGAGGTCTGATTTGGCAAAGCTTAAGACAAAACTCAGTGCAGCAATGCTGGCGCTGATTGCTGCTGGCGCCTCGGCCCCGGCTCTGATGGGTCAATTTCAGGATGAGAAAGAAGGCACAAGCCTCATTGCCTACCCTGATCAAGGTGGCATCTGGACAATCTGCGGCGGCGTGACGTATGTGAATGGCAAGCCTGTAGTTAAAGGCATGAAGCTAACGCGGTCACAGTGCGATGCTATCGACAA